TTCTAAACACAATCATCCTTATCTTGAAAGAGCATACAGTACAGGTATGAACCAAATCCACGACGCCAGTTGGTTTGATACTAAAAAAGATGCTGCCGCTAAATTGGGGCTGCCTAACGTATTAGAATCTTGGATAGCTATGGGTACAACATCTGTTGTAGGTAAAAAATATAAAAAGGATAATTCTGATGTATTTAGAAGGATTGATAGTCAGGAAGATGCAATAAGATTAGTACTAAGAGATAAAGATCCAGATCTACAAAAATATCTTAGGCATTTAGGATTTGTATCTGGAACTGTTGATCAAGATGCTAAAAGAGCCCGTGGGTGGGGCTTACCAAGATAGTCTATGGACATAATCAATATATACCTACAAAAGGTATCGTGTAGCTTGACAACTATAACATATTATATTTATGCTAAGACATGGAGGGGAATACAATGACAATGGAGCAAACTGAAAAAGTTGATACTGTGCAGGCTGATACTGCTGTAGCAGATCCAGTAGCACCAGATCCAGTAGCACCAGAGACCGGACAGCAGTCTGAGTTACCTCTTGGAGATGCCAGTACGGAACAATCTGGACCTAGTCCTGCTATTACAGAGACATCTCCTGGATCGTTACCACCACCTGCTCCATCTGAACCTTTTGGATCAACACAGCCTCCAGCTCCACAGGTTCAATATACACCTGAACAGATAACTAAGATGCAACGGGATGCTGCTCAATACGAGCAGGTCCAGATGAGAATAGCATTACAAAACCAGGCTAATGAGTATAAACAACAATTAGAAGGACAGGGATTTTTACCCGAACAGGCAGAACAAATTTCCAATAATCACATGCAGTCGCAGGAGCGACAGGTCACGCTAATGCAGCAGGCCGAACAGTACGGGAGGCATATACAAGAAAAACAATTGGCCGCAGAACAGTTTGTTAAAAAGTACAGTCTTGGTATCGATGATTTAGCAGCATTAAGAACCCATAATGATCCACAGTCAATGGAAAACGCTGCTAAACAGATGTCTGCGAATCGGGAGCGGGACGCAGAGTTGACAAGATTGAAACAGGCACAAGTGCCTGCTCAGTCTTTTGATAACAGTCAGGGCAATCCACAAGTGGCTGCCGACGAGGGGGGCTGGCTGGATCGTTACAATGCTGGTGATAGGTCGTCAAATGCACAGGCGGCTGCCAGAAAAGCAGCGGGACTTAGTTAGTTAACCTAGGAGGTAAAAGGTTATGGCCCAGACAGCTACAACGGGTAATTTGGAAAATGCCCAAAAAATTATTCTTGCGGCGAGTAGATATACTGAGGAGCATAATGCTCCAGCTCTAGCTTTGATAGAGCCCTTCAGTCTTCCAAAGGGCGCAAAGCAAGTATCAGTTCCTAAAGTGGGACAGATGACGATAAGTGATGTAGGTGATGGTCAGGATATTGTGGATGAGGAAGACATCGGGATGACCACGGTTGACCTTACAGCTAGTGAGGTTGGTGCAAAGGTTATCTTGACCGACAAGCTGGTACGACAGGCTGCTGATAATGTATTCAGCATGATTGGGCGACAGCTTGGTGATGGTATGGCGAGGAAGAAAGACACAGATGTTATTGCTCTGTGGCCTAGCCTTAATGGTAGTACGGTACTTGGTGCAGATGGACGTGATATGAATACAGCAAACACACACGCTGTTATATCTAATGCAAAAGCTAACAAGTTCGGAAACCAACTGTATTTCATTCACCACCCTAATGCAGTCGCAACACTTTCAAAGCAAGCTGCTACAACTGCTGATACAGCGGCTGGAGGACTCTCCAGTGGATGGAGTGTAGACTTACTACAGAATTTCTATAGCGGGTTAAGGCCAATCAATAATGTTCCTATATTTGAAGATGGGAATATTGAGAAGGTGTCCGGTGTTGACTCTGGATATGGTGTTATCGCTGATAAAACAGCGATGGCTTATATTTCCAGCGTTGATACCCGTACTGAGAGACAGAGGGATGCTTCTCTACGAGCAACTGAACTTGTTATGACTGCTGATTACGGTGTGTTTGAGCTTGATGACAGCCGTGGCGCAGCGGTACAGTTTGAGATTGGCGACCTTTCAACTTCATAAGCAGGGAGTAATTAATGGTAGGAGTAAGTGAGCGCAATCAACAGAAGCTAGAACTTGCTAATGCAGGATTCTCGCTAAAGTACATAGATGAGTGGCAGTCTAAGACTTCACTTTATCGCCATAAGCCTAGCTATAATATAGAAGGCAACGTGTCAGAAGGTATTGGCACTGTAATAAAGGGAGTCCCAGGAAACCCAGACTATGTGTTGCGTAAGGCTCGCATCGGACTATTTCCTTGGCTACCTGGTGACACATGTGAGTGTCGGTGGTGTAGAGAAAAAGCAGTCAAAGCTGTAAAGGAAAAGCCAAAGGAAGAAGTTAAAAAAGAGATCCTTACTTCTCAAAGTGAAACTACTGTTAAGTTGAAGTGTCCAAATTGTGACTATATAGCTAGTGGTACATCTGGCGTGAGTGCAACCTCAAGTTTGAGGGCTCATGCCAGTGTACACAAGTAAGTAGTACTCCAAGTAACTGTAAAGATTGGCCGAGGTTACTTTGGGTAATATAATATTCGGCTGATCGCAGGACTTAGAACCTGTAGAATAACCTTTAAGGAGGTTTAGAAATGTCTTTTAGTGCAATTCAGGGTGGAAGGTATGGTTTTGAAAAACAGACCACATCCTCCAAGAAACAGATCTATGGAGCGACAATGGCTCTTTCAGACGGAAGAGTATTTCGCTACGTGGAAAATGGTGGAACTGCTATTGGAGAAGGGCTAGTTGTAGCTAGTGAGGCTCCAGCAGGAAATCATGATGAAGACTTGGTAGTAGCAACTAGCGGTTCTGCTGGCGGTCTTACTATTGGTGTTACCCTTGGCGGTACTGCCGCAGCGAAGAATCTTTACGCAGAAGGATTTCTGTTTTCCAACTTAGCTTCTACAACTCCACACGAGATGTACAAGATTAGGTCTCATCCTGCTATAGCTTCAAGTGGAACTGGAACAATCACGATAGATGAGGGTGATGGATTCCAGACTGCTATTACAGCAGGCACGGATACTGTGGGTCTTATCAAGAGTCCTTACAAGGATATTGTTGTTGCTCCCGCAGCCGTTGCAGGACGATTTGTTGGCGTTACCTGTGCAGATCTTGAGGCTGATTACTTTGGCTGGGTCCAGGTATCAGGTTTAGCTTCTGTTAAAATTGACGGAACTCCAGCATTTGGCACATTGGTTGGAGCAAGCTCAAATCACGCAGGACAGCTTCTTGCTATAGGTGCCGATACAACTCCTGCTCTGGCAAGGATACATGGGAAAGCTGGTGTGGACAATGAGTTCCATACCGTATTCCTAATGAATCTAGCTTAATGGTAAGCGAACTATGGACCCCACAGGAGGTAGTTGATCATACGGTATCTTCTGTGGGGTCCAATGCTGAAACTGGCGATTCTGTAGAGCAGCATATTTTCTGGGTGAGTGATCCGGTTACAGGTAAAAAACATAAGTTTTGTATCTTAACTGATGATGAAACTTCACAGGCTCATCTGGAAGATATGGGAGCAAATGCAATAGATCGGTGGTTATCAGAAGTTAGGCAAAAAGATCATAAGCCTGCCCCTACGATTGAGCAGCGTAAGGAAATAGGCAAGATCCTGGACGAGATAAGAATACATAGACTAAAGAGAAAAGAAAGCTCTAATGGGCAAATATATTATTCTGGATTAGAGGGAGCGCAAAATGGCGATCACAGACATAGTAATAAATGAAAAAGATTTAGCATCCGTGTTACAGAAAAAGATTGGAGAACTAACCAATCTTCAGCTTCAGGTGGAAGCATTATCACGAACAGTTTCTGAACAAGATGCTAAAATTGCTGAATTAGAGGGACAAGAACAGAGTCCCAATGGCAAGGAGGCACAAAATGCCGATGGTAGGAAGGAAGAAATTCCCGTACACATCTAAAGGTAAGAAGGCTGCCAAGGCATACGGCAAACGAACCAAGAAAAAAGTTCGTAAAACTAAGAAATATTAAAGGGGGCTAGTCATGCCTATAGTACAAGGTAGGACTCGAGCCCAGATACGCCAAAGTATTGGATATAATCTAGGGGCTATATATGTATCTTCATCTAGTGGGAATGGATCTACTACAACAATTGTAGATAACACTCTTATTGGTGCAGATGACAACCATAATGGCAAATGGGTTGTTTTTAATGATGCTAATGGGACATCTGGTCAGGTAACTAGAGTATCTGATTATACGTCGAGTTCAACTACTCTTACTCTATCTCCAGCAGTTGCTGCATCTTCAGC